TTCATCTACGCAGATCCTCCATACGATATTAAAGATGTTTTGTATGGCAACAAAGGATCAATGCACAAGGGATTTGATCATTCCCGCTTTGCTGATGTAATGGATGCTCAGCTCTGCAACGTTATGATCTCTTATAACGATCACCCTGACATCGTTCAGCGCTTTCTTGATTGGTGTCTTTATGATTATGAGCACACCTATACTATGCGATCCACAGGTTCATACATGTCGGATCAGAAAAAACGTCGTGAATTAATTTGTACTAATTATGGGAACCTTGGGGGTGCGTGTATTACCTAGTGGGTACTGCCAACTTTATCATACGAGACGTGGTGGGATGGCAACGTTCTGTCCTAACTCTCAGTTTGCCATCATCAATGGTGAAGAAGTCCATGTGACTTTAAAAAATGGATCCGTTGCTATATACAAAATCAATAGTAACCGATCTGGTGTTACTGGTCCTATCCGTGTATTTCGTTAATGACTGTTGAATTGAAGGACTGGTTGAATTCTATCAACCAAACAAAAGAAAATATTATTGACATCGATCCTGATCTAGAAAAAGATTATCCTCCCTACATAATTAACAAGTGTCTCTCTGGATTTGTTGACACTATTCTTTTCTCCAATGAAATGAATATGTCACCTCATTTGGACAAGAAGATGCAGTACGATTTCTTTATAAATATCGTAAGAAAACGTAAAAGGTTTTCTCCTTGGTTGAGAAAAGAGAAGATTACTGATCTTGAGCACATCAAAAGTTATTATGGTTATAGTAACGAGAAAGCACAGATCGCATTGACTCTTCTGACTAAAGAACAAATTGAAATTATTAGATCTAAAAATGACATGGGAGGTAAAGGATGATGGCGATCGCTGAGCAAGAGGTTCAATGGACCGCCGATGATATGGTAGAGGTCTCTCTTGGTGAACCTGATGATTTTTTGAAAGTACGTGAGACTCTAACTCGTATTGGTGTTGCTTCCCGTAAGGAGAAAAAACTTTATCAGTCTTGCCATATTCTACACAAACAAGGCAAGTATTATATTGTTCACTTTAAGGAATTGTTTGCACTTGACGGCAAAAAAGCAAACCTGAGTGACAATGATGTTCAACGCAGAAACAGAATCATTCAACTTCTTTCTGACTGGGGACTGGTTTCTATTGCACAGAAAGAATCTGTTGCAGATGTAGCACCACTTAGTCAAATTAAAGTCCTTTCTTTTAAAGAAAAAAGTGAGTGGACTCTGGAGAGCAAGTACAACATCGGTAAGAAGAAGACTTCGTGAAGATTAAGATTCTTCAAGAAGACTGTTCTCCTGCAGCAGCGGAGGACAGGACTCTTCCTCATACTGCATACTTAGTTACCTATGAAGTCAATGGTATAGTCAAGTATGACATTGCAATGGGTTCTAAGAAAGTAGATATTTTTGATCATTATTGGGACACGTATGGTATTGTCCGTACCATGAAGCAAACGGAAGGTAGGGCAAACCCTAAAACTTGGACACCTCCAAAATAGAGTAAGCGAAATAAATAAATGTGATTGCCTTCGGGGATCACACAAAACAAACTCGCTTACTAAGGAGCTATGGACATTACTAAGTTCACGTCGAAAGACGTAGATAAGATTTTTGATGCTGTAAATAAATACAGCGTCGGTCTGGATGATGTATTCCATCGTCTACATTCATACGGAATGACACAACCAGGCGGACAATACCCACCATACAATATTATTAAAGAATCAAATGTAAAGTGGCGTATTGAACTGGCACTTGCTGGCTGGTCAAAGGACGACATTGAGGTTAGTTTGGAAACTAACGTTCTTCTAGTCAGGTCAAAGGCAGCGAAGGAGACTGTGGAACAAGAGTATATGCATCGTGGTGTTGCAACTCGCACCTTCGCTAGAGGTTTCAACTTGAGTGATGATGTTGAGGTTGGTGATGTAACTTATGTAGATGGTATGTTGACTATTCCATTACATAAAGTCATCCCTGAGCATCAGAAACTCAAGGTCTATGACATCAACTAAATAATCGCTGGGTCCTTGACAAAGATCGGGGACCCTTTTATAATCTTAGGAAAAGTATTCTTATAATGGTTAACGCAGAGAGAGTAAAAATCGTTGTTCTAATGGATGGTCAGAGTGTCATCACTGATCTTCAGGAAGCTGTCCATAAAGAGACTGGAGAACGTCAAGCGTGGGTCTTTAACTACCCCTACAAAGTTACTTATGATTCACCCAAACTTGAGGGTACTGGAATTTCTATGGATCCAGATGTCAAAGTATATTATGAACCTTGGAATCCTCTCACCACAGATATTCAGGTTGCAATGAATCCTGATTATGTTGTAACTATCATGGAACCTCAACCAAGTCTCCGTGATACATATATTTCTAACGTTGAAAAAATGACTGGTGGCGTTGAATGAGTATTAAACTGTTGTTATTGAGATCTGGAGAAGAAATCATCACTGAAGTTAGAGAGATGGTTGATCCAGATACAAAAGAACCGATGGGATATCATTTACACAAACCTTTTGTTTTGGAGATTGTATCCTCAGAGGATAGTGGAATTGTTTTGAACAGAGAGAAGGGATATCAGTTGCACTGGTTTCCTTGGGCACCTTTGAGCAAAGATAGAGATTTCTTTCTACCATCTGGACATGTCCTAACTGCATATGATCCTCTAGATGCAATTGCACATCAATATGCAGATGCGATTCAGGAAGAGGTTTATGAGAAAAACTTCAAAGAGCATGAAGCGATGATTGCTGGTCAAGTTGGCGACCTTGATATGGAAGCTATGTTTGAAGAAGCAGAAAAATTATTGGAGGATGATGATGGAAACAATGCTAGTGATCCTTAGAACAGGATTGACTTTGATTAGTCAGGTGGAGCAGATGGAAGAAGAACCTTCTTGTCATTTGAATAAACCGTATCTCGTTAGGGATGATGGAACTCTGGAACCCTGGCCAAAACATTCGAGTGACGATGATGTCTTGCTTTATTCCGAGTCTCTTGCTACAATAGTGGAACCTACGGATGACATCCGTAAGAAGTACAAGCAAGTAACCGAATGAGTTTCTACACGAATGTTCAACTGGTCGGTGACGACCTTCTCTACCTTGGATACGAAGAAGGACCAGGCGGTTTGCTTGAACGTATTCAACGTCGGATGAAGTTCTCACCGACCCTTTTTGTGGTTACTGATAAGGAGACTAAGTATAAGACTCTGGATGGTCGCTACGCTAAACCAGTTAGATTTGAATCTGTCCGTGAGGCAAGGGGTTTTGTAGATAAGTATCGTGACGTTGAAGGATTTGATGTTCATGGATATGACCGTTATCTTTACCAATATATCTCGGAGGAATTTCCGAACGAAGTTGACTTTGATCTCAAGACTCTTAAGATTACGTCTCTTGATATTGAAGTGGCATGTGAGAATGGGTTTCCTAACGTGCAGGAGTGCGCTGAACCTCTTCTGTCGATTACAGTACAGGACTATACGACGAAACAGATTAAGGTATGGGGAACACGACCCTATGAAAATACCCGTAAAGATGTTGAGTATGTTTATTGCGACGATGAGGAACATCTCCTCAACTGTTTCCTGGCTTATTGGGGAGTTGAATTTCCAGATGTACTTACAGGATGGAACGTCGAGTTGTATGATATCCCGTACATTTGTGGACGTTTGGAACGTCTTTTTGGCGCGAAGAAAATGAAGCAAATGTCTCCTTGGAACATTGTTCACAGGGAGGAGATGGAGATCAAAGGTCGCACACAGATTCTTTACAACATGTATGGAGTCAGTGTTCTTGACTACCTGGATCTGTATAAGAAATTTACTTATACTAACCAAGAGTCATATCGTCTTGACCATATTGCAAGTGTCGAACTAGGTCAGAACAAACTAGACCACAGTGAGTTTGAGAATTTTAAGGAATTCTACACACAAGACTGGCAAAAGTTCATTGACTATAATATCATTGACGTGGAACTTGTTCTTCGTCTAGAAGATAAGATGAAGTTGATTGAACTTGCTATCGCCCTAGCGTATGACGCTAAGGTAAACATGAAGGATGTTTACTATCAGGTACGCATGTGGGATACTCTCATTTATAACTATTTGAAGAACCGCAATCTTGTAGTTCCGCCTGCAAAACGCAGCAATAAAAACGAGAAGTACGCTGGTGCTTATGTCAAGGAACCGATTCCAGGAAAGTATGATTGGGTGGTTAGTTTTGACCTTAATAGTCTGTACCCTCACCTTATTATGCAGTACAATATCTCGCCAGAAACCCTGGTTGAGAGGAGACACCCAACGGTTACAGTTGACCGAATCCTTAATGAAGAGATAGAACCTGATCCTAACTTTGCCTTGTGCGCTAACGGATCACAATACCGTAAGGACGTGCATGGTTTCCTGCCTGAGATGATGCAGAAGATTTACGATGAACGTGTTCAGAGTAAGAAACTCATGCTCATCGCAAAGCAGGAGTATGAGAAGAATCCATCTAAGGAAATTGAGAAAGCAATCAGCAAGTACAACAACATTCAGATGGCACGTAAGATCCAACTGAACAGTGCTTATGGTGCCATTGGCAACCAATACTTTAGGTACTATGATCTGCGTAACGCTGAAGCAATCACCCTGTCTGGACAGGTATCGATCCGTTGGATCGAGAACAAGATGAATGATTATTTGAACACCTTACTTAAAACGGAGAACCAGGATTATGTTATCGCCAGTGATACTGACAGCATTTATCTCTGTCTTGATCTACTTGTTAATTCAGTATTTGATGTACAAAATGTTCCTAAGGAGAGGATTGTTAGCTTCCTCGATTCTGCTTGCAAGGACAAGATCGAACCGTTCATTGAGAAGGCGTACCAGGAACTAGCAGATTACGTCAACGCTTATGATCAGAAGATGTTCATGAAGCGTGAGAACATTGCCGATCGTGGTATCTGGACTGCTAAGAAACGCTACATCCTAAACGTTTGGGACAGTGAAGGTGTTCGCTATGCAAACCCTAAACTGAAGATGATGGGTATTGAGGCAGTCAAGTCATCTACACCCGCTCCTTGTCGCAAGGCGATTAAGGAAGCATTGACAATTATTATGTCGAAAACTGAAGACGATGTGATTGATTATATAGATACATTCAGGGATGAATTCAATTCGTTACCGCCCGAGGACATTGCTTTTCCGAGGAGCGTCAATGGACTATCTAAATTCAGATCACACACAACCGTGTATTCAAAGGGCACCCCTATACATGTTCGTGGCGCGTTGTTATATAATTTTCATGTCTCTAAAAAAGAACTTGAATACAAATATCCACTGATTCAGGAGGGTGAGAAAATCAAGTTTTTATATCTGCGCCGCCCAAGCAAAATTAATGAAAACGTCATCTCTTTTTTGAACACGTTCCCTAGAGAACTTGATTTGGAAAGGAGTATAGACCATGATGCCCAATTTAAAAAAGCGTTCCTCGATCCTTTACAGATCATTCTTGACGTGATAGGATGGAAGACCGAGAAACCAACTAGCCTTGAATTTTTATTCGCCTGATTATGACCCAAAGTTTTTTTAAAGATATTGTAAAAGAAATTGACAATGACTATGCGGGACTTCTCTCCGATGGATCGATCGGTGACATCGGTGGTTACATCGACAGCGGTTCTCACATTTTTAATGCCCTGGTTAGTGGGTCTGTCTATGGTGGTATTCCATCAAACAA